ATACTAAGTAACAATGTCTTCCTCTACCCTGGTAAAAGAAGACAAGAGTCTCCTGGCGCTCTTTCAGAGCGTCAGAAACATTCCTACCAGCATCAAACAATCATTTGATGCTGCTAGACATTGGTGGGGTCCTAATTATAGGAACCCAGACCAAGAGTTGGTGGACTTTTCCAATCGTAGGAAAGTCTACCTTTCGGCTAAGCAGGTGCCCAGTTGCCTGCTTATCCGTAACCCGGGTTCGCGATCAGTGGTCGCAAACTGGAGGGAATTGGACAGCGCCGGGTTTAGCCTCGACGTTTCCAGAAAGCTCACCGGCCTCAATGAGGACGAGGAGTCCGAAGGCGAACACCATGTAAGTGCTAGCCAAATCAGTGCTCTAAATAGCTTGATTTCAAGCAATTCAGAGTTTAACCGTAAGATCCTTGAAACAGGACCGTACGGATCATCCTCTAACCCCCTTCAAGATTTGGAGGAGGAAGAAGAAATGGAGGACGACGAGGTGAACTCGTCAGACTCCGACACGGAGCCTCGGAAACGTTCCGGGGCAATCATTTATGAGGATCCATTCATGTTGAATGCATCTGTCATATTCGCCAAAGGTACGGGAAAACCCGGACCTGACGTGTTTGTGTGGGAAGGCGACGTTTTGCGCCTAACAGACAAAATTCCTCCGCGACTGATTAACGTCGAGTCGTGGAAGAACATCAAGTCGAACAGAGGGATTCCGTTCTACGAGATTACAGACATACAGGCAAAAATGCATGTATTGCTGCGCCGAACGTACTGGGGTAGAACCTTGGTACAATTCGCATCTGACCGAGAGTGTGAAGAACACCGATGGGCCAGAAGACTTACCAAAAGGATCAAATACCTCTTGGAAGGAAAACACGACCCGGACTGGACAGTTCCGATGATCGTGGAAGCTTACGGTTCGCGGAATTATAAAACTGCGAAACGGAAAGTCTCGTGGACTACGGCTTTTACAAGTCTTGCTCACGATAGATGGAATCTTTCAACAAAGGTATTTGTCGATGATTTCAGAGGTATGGACCTGGTCGAAGTTCGATAGGTTCGTACTGGGAATGCTCACCAATCTTATCGGTGATGAATTCTTAGACGGCGAGGATGGTGATGAACACCTCCTTAAGCTCGAACTGGAGTATTCGAAATTAAAACGAGTACGCCAGTTTTTCAAAGAACAGTCGAACAACAACGACTTATCTTTGGAAAAGATTGAAAACCATGAATTACGCATGAATTTCAGTTACCGGGCACTAATGTGTACATACATTAGATACCTGGCGGAAACAGACCCTGATCAGAAGTTCCTGATGAGAGGTGTGTTGAGCCAAACAAGAGGTGCCGGAACACCGCCTTATTTGGTTTGCCTTCAGTCCAAAGTTAAATGCCTTCGGACTTTTTGCGAAGTTGATCCACCGTTAGGTAAAACGGAGAGATTACTTTTGTCGGGAACTATTAAGAATTTACTTAATAGCCTTCCGGACGAACCTTTCACCGGTCTCGCGACCAAGGCTGGTGTTAGTGCTACAGCTTCCGCGTGTTATGAGAAAACGCGCGTTGAAGGTGGTACCGTTGAAGCAATCAGTGAGATTGTTATGAACGGAAGACTCGGAGAAATGGCTTACGTCATTTCCCTTGAGGACGGATCGTTCGTTGGAGAATTGGCTCTCAACGAAACGAATCCCGGCGAGTACATTTTCTGGAAATGTCTAGAAATTGTCCTCGCTACGCAACCTGAAAAACTGACAACAGTATTCATGGTAGTTGCAAATGAACCTGGTAAGGCGCGTACCGTCACCAAAGGTTCTGCTGCGTTAAAGATCGTCTTAGACGTCGTTAACGCAATCTGCTCATGGCCTATGCATAAGGC